CTTTGCCTGGAAAAGTCCATTTTGTTGCACCGCCTGTTGCACCGCCTAAAACGGTTTGACCTGAACCAGCATAAAAATTATTTTGGTTTAATGCCCAAGAATAATTAGAGCCTGCATCTGGTGAACCTGATGTGCCTAATTGCAAATATTGTGCGCCGTTATCGCCAGCCGTGTAATTTATGAGCATTAAATAATTATCGTAAGTTGAACTAAACACATTGTTTATTTGTGCTGTTGCCGATGTTGTAATCGTTCCGCTGGTAATAAAAGTCAAACCGCTTGACGCTGCTGGGCCTGCACTTGGAAACCATAGCGAAACGCCAGCGCTAGTAAAATACAAAGTACCTGACCCGTACTGCGCAATCGTCAAAGGCCCAGCACTCGACACTGTCGCAGTGCCAGCCGTAACAGTCGTAACACCTGCACCAATGTTTTGTATAACCAAAGTATCGCCAGCGCTGAACAACGAAGTGTTGACCGTAACAGTGTTTGCTGATGCGACATTCATTACAACGCGTGTGCCCTTGTCGGCAGCGACCAATGCATAAGACGCTGTTTTAGTCGAGACAGTTTGGTTGTAGTCGTTGGCTTGCAAAGTGTTCATTTGCGCTGCTGTTAAAACCTGCGCTGCTGTAAATGTTTGTATTGACATATTTCCCCTTAGATTACCCTAGAACATTGCCTGCGTTGAGTATGCCGTATATTGCGTCATCTAATATAAATTCGTAAACAATGACCGTTGGTGAAGTGAACAACGCAATTGAATGACCTTGAGACAGGCTGATTGTATGTTCAACACCTTCGATTGCTAGTTCTTGCGCTAGTTCGCTGGTAGTTGCACCAGTTGTAAATGTGTGTTCAATTGTGATTGTCTGCCCGATGTCAATGATTGCCACCTGGTCGCGCTGTAGTCCTGTAAGGCTCATAAACGCTGTTTCAACCGATGTGTAACGCGCTATTGGTTCAGGTTCTAACAGGTAGTTAGCAAGGCTTAGCGCGGCTGTGTTGTCGTGTAGCAGGCTCTCAGTGATGGACTGGGTTTGAATAAAATACAAAGTTTGGCTTGCAGCGTCATCGGCCACCTGCGGATTGTTACTGCCTCGAATGGTGACTGATGCGCGATTGCATACTTGATCAGCCTGAAACGATATGCCAACACCCGAATAAGGGATGTTTGTGCCGTCATCGTGGAAATCTGCTACCGAACTGCTAAGGGTGTTGCCGATGCGCGGCTGGAATGTCAGATTGCCATTTCGTGACATGAATAGTCGGCCTTGTTCGGCCTGGTTAATTTGTGCCAAATACGCCTGAACCGATGTGCCATTGTCAACTGTGAACGCTGCTGAACCGCCAAGTGTCTGTGTGCCTGTGCTAATTGCGCGTTGAGCAATTGGAAAATCAACTTCTGGAAGGTTAAGAACTGCTGTGATTCGAGCGCTGGACAATTGTTCGCTGACATTAAATTCGGCCATGTAGGTTTGTGACAATAAATAAAAATCATCCGCACAATAAACCGTGACCGTGTCAATACCGCCCAAAGCAAAATTGTAATCGTAATTTACAATAAAACCTTTGAACAGATATTGTTTGACATTGTTTGTGTCGTACCGCGCAAAGCGTACTTTTCTCATCGGCGCTAAACCTGGCTGTTCAGTGGTTGCATCCCAATATGGTGAATCCTCGTTGAATGGGTTAAAAACGCCTGTTGTGTCCAACATTGTGAATGCCATAGTGCCTGCACTGAATTGATCCCCAATGTCTTGCCGACCGCGTTTGATTGTTACATTGTCGCACCCATTCAAAACGCTGGCAAAGTTAGTTGTGCCGTTAAGCACGAACTGAGTATTGTCCAGCACACCCATTGTTGCTGAATTAAGTGTGAACGCATCCTGCAGAAATCCTGTATCAATTTCTAATTCGTAATTACCAGATTGAACTACTGCTGTGCCTGCCATTATGCAACCTGAATTTGTGCTGGCCCTGCTGAACGGTTGTAAGCGCGTATTGCGTTAACTACTGCCTGCCCGATTTCGGCGCTGGTAGCAAGACCGCCAGTCACATTTACTGTGACACTGCCACCACCCATGCCACTTAATTGTGATAACGGAATAATTGCCTCTGGGCCTTTTTCACCCACCATTGCCAAAGTTGGCCCTGTAACAATCCCACCATTAGCGAAACCTGGAATGTTTATATTGCCAATATCAAAACTGCCAAACGAATCTTTCAGGTCAACAAGTTTTCTGAACATGCCAATCAGCACACCTAGCGGCCCTGTCACAACTATTATTGAATTGCCGAACATGTCGAATGCGCGTGACATTGCTTGAAATTTAATTTCTAAATAAACCATTGCAGCAGTCAACGCGATGACAGCGGCTGCAACAAGAACATAAGGGTTTGCGCTGGTTACCGCGTTCAATGCGACCGTTGCAATCTTTGTGAGTACCAGTGTGGCTTGATAAATTTTCATTGCGACATTGGCAGCAATCACCGCTGTTGCAAGTGTGCCGATCACGCCAATAAATATTAAGAACATTTGTGTGTTTTCTTGTGCCCAATCAGCGACAGGTTTTAGGATGTTTAATAATCCAAGTAGCGCTGGCAGTAGTGCTGCACCGATTGATTCTTTAGTTTCATCAAGCGCGATTGTCATGCCTTTCATACGGCCTTCAAACGAATTCGCTGCAACTGTTGCTGCACCACCAAACGAAACCGCTAACGCGTTAGTGATGTCATCAAGCGTGCTACTGCTATCAATAACACCTCTAAGGCTTGGGTCAAGTTTTGTCAGCGCGGTAGTCTGACCATTAGCAGCTTTGCCCAAAGCCAATGTGACAGTTTCAAGGTCTGTCCCTGTCGCCGCTGCAATGTCAAGTGCTGTAGTCATCAAACCTTGTGCGACCTCTACCGAACCAGTTGAACGAACCAGGCTCGCCATCGCAGGCCTCAAATCGTCATCAGCAACAGAAAACGCCTTTGACATACTGCTAATGAATTGCTCATTGCTCGCAATCACATCATCAGTAGCCATTGCCGATGTGCGTAACTGTTGAGCCAATAATTCTTGTGCTTTCTGATCTTCGGCCGCTGCCTTCGCTGCGAAACCCAGACCTGCTGCCAAACCGCCAACAACTGCAACCGCTGGCACTAACGCCTTGTTAAGCGCGTAGCCAGTTTTTGCGCCCACGCCATCAAGTGATGCAAATTCTTTTTGTGCTTTGTCAAATCCTTTTGTGTCCAGGCTCGAAATAATCGGAATGCTAATTGCCATGTTCAACCACCATTTTTCTATTTAGTGTCACCATGACTTTGTCAATAATCTTTTCAACACCATTCACAACATTTTCGCGATTCTTTTCAACAGCCTTTTCAAGTACGCGAGGCGCTGGGCCTTCTTCCTTATTTAATGTTTCAGTAAACTTTGTTGTTTTGTTCCTGCCCGCATGATCAAAGATTGCGCCTGCAATATCTTTTTGTTGCATTGCCATCAGTTCGTATGGTGTGGCTTTGAATGAAACAAAATGTGATTCGCGTGGATTGTTTTCCGCATCGAATTTGTCTTTGAACATCACTGTTTTGGCTTTGTTGCCGCGCTTGCCAACTTTTGTAATGAAGCCTTGCTGTACTTTGCTAGTAGTCCAAAAAACTGATCTGCCTTTAATCAACGAATACTTATACATCCTGGACAGTGGCGCACCATTGCCAGCGGAATTCTCAAACTTTTCCACAGCGGTTCGAGCATCGGCGACAATGACATCGCCTTCCTTTTTGATGTCCTTAGTTACCTGTTTGCGATATGTTTTGTCAAAGTCGTTCAGGTCTTTCAGTGTTTGCTGAATGCCAAAGATTTTGACTGATGCTTCCATATTTACTTTTTGCCTTTGTTTCTGGTATTGATAACACTAATGACTGTTACTAAGTCTCTGTGGTCAAAGGTAATCTGCGGCGGCCACCACCCTACTGACACCAACATTTCTGCTAGTTGCCTTCGGTAAGTTCCCCGCCCGTATGGTTTGGGTTTGTTTTGTCCTCGACACTAACAATTGTCATTTCGGGATTTTCTTTAACCCATTGTTTCCATGTTGCTGGAAGTTTTGCGCCAGCAAGTTTCAAGATGATGTGCGCCCAACAGCACATGTCACCGAATCCCATGCCGCGACCGTCACTGATTTTTCTGTTTTCTAAAGATTCCCATTCGGTGATCACAAACATGTTTGTGTAAAGCGTTTGCGCTGGTTCACCGTTATTCAAATCAACTTCAAGCCCGATTTTCATTGTTCTCGTTTCTCGGTCGTTGACCGTTTGTTATGGTGTTGTGTCGATTGTTAATTGACCGCCAGTGAATTCAAGATCAATTGATTGCAATTCGCCGAGCGTCATATTTAGCACAGGCATTGAAGCGAGCAAACATCCAGTCAATTCGAATGCAGGGTTTGTGGCGCTGAGCGCTGATGCTGATGGCACATATTTGATATCTGTTTGTGTGCCGACCAATGGTTGCAACGCTGCGTAACTTGCGGCTGCTGCATAGTCAAGATACAAAGTGATCGTTGCAGAATTGCTGGCGAGACCTGGCACATACGATCGGTATGCGATTGCGTATGTTGTTTTATCGAGTGGCTCGAATGCCTGATTTGCCGTGCCTGCTGTAACCCATGCAGAAAGATCGATACCATCTACAAAAAATTGTGGGGTTGATTGATAATTGATAGCCATTTGATGTGC